ATTAATAATATAGCAGTAACACCTGGAGAAACATTAACAGTAGTAGTAGGAACAAGTGGTGCTGGTGGAGCAGGATTGAATGTTGGAACTTCTGGTGGACTTTCTAGTATTGCAAGAGCTGCTACAATTCTATTACAAGCAGATGGTGGAACAAGAGGTAATTGTTTTGCAATTAGTGGAAATAATAATGGTGGCGCTGGTGGAAATGTAGTAACTGGTTCAGGTGGTACTGGTGGTGCTGGTGGCGCTGGTAACTCATCAGGTGGTGCAGGAGGAGGTGGTGCTGGAGGATATTCGGGTACTGGAGGTGCTGGTGCAATTGGTGCAACGCTTGGCCTTGCAGGCGGTAGTGGCAGTGGCGGTTCTGGTGCTGGCGGTTGTGGATCAAATACTAGAGGCGGTGGCGGCGGCGGAGTTGGACTTGGTGGAACGGGAGTTGGGGTTAATGGAGTGGCTAACACTACTAATAGTAGTGGAGGAGGTGGTGGTGGCTCTGGTGGAGGTGACGGCTCTAGCGGTGCCGTAAGTGGAGCAGGCGGCCTATACGGTGGTGGAGGTGGCGGCGGGTCGGATGATGCAACAGGAACAGGTGGTCCAGGTGCCACTGGCGCAATAAAAATATTCTATAGTGCCTATGGACAAAGTGCTCCTACATTTCCAAATGCTTTTGTTTAAATATTAAGGTAAGTACAATAAATGGCTAAGCTCAATTCAGGAACCCGAATATATGGAACCGCTAATGTTGATACACAAATCAACATTGGTACTAATGTTGTTGCAAATACTACGGGGATATTTCCAGCTTCCAATACTGTTGGAACTCAATTAGGTAACACAATATCCAGATGGGTGGTAAATGCTAATACTGGTAACTTTAGTGGTGCAGTTTCCGGTATAACGACACTAGCTACTGGTAACACAACTATAACAGGTTTTGCTAACATATCAACCAGTGTTAACAGTGCACTTCTAACTGTTGGTACTTCATTCATTGCAAATACAACTGGTGCCTACCATACTGGTCTTGTTAATGCAGCCAGTATAACTATTGGATCTAGTTCGTTTACTGCAAACTTAACAGCAATTGTTATTGCTAATCCTTTGACTGCTAACGGCACTACAGGCACTTCTGGCCAAGTTTTAACTTCCAATGGAACATCTGGAGCTCCGTACTGGGCTGCATCAGGAGGAGAATCGATAAGAACAGTTGCGTACTATACTGGAGACGGTAGTACAACCAATTACGGTATAAATTATGATATTGGATATCTTGATGTGTATGTTAACGGTGTTAAGTACAAGTTTGGATCAGATTACACAGCTTCAAACGGTACAGGTGTATCGATACTGTCAACACCTCTTGACGGTGATAATATTGAATTAGTAGCATATCACAATGATGCTGTACTTCTGGATGCTGTTTTAAAAGCAGGTGATACAATGACAGGAACGCTGAATGTTCCTGTTTTAAATTCTTCTGGTAGTGTAAATGCTGCTAGCCACACTATTGGATCAATACTAATTGCTAATACAACAGGTGTATATCATACTGGTACCATTAACGCTGCTAGCCACACTATTGGTTCAACGTTGATTGCTAATACGACAGGTGTATATCACACTGGAACTATTAATGCAGCCAGTATAACTATTGGATCTAGTTCCTTTATTGCAAACTCAACTGCTGTTCTTATTGCTGATCCTCTGACAGCAAATGGTACAACAGGAATAGCTGGCCAAGTACTTGCATCAAACGGAACAACAGGTTCTCCGTATTGGGTAACATCTGGTAGTGGAGCAACTGCTTCAGATGATACATCTACGAACGGTACGAGGTATGTATTATTTGCAAACCAAACATCCGGATCAATAGCTAACGCATATGTTTCAAGTACGAGACTATTGTATAACCCATCATCAGGAACACTAACTTCAACTGTAGTTACTTCATCATCTGATCAGAAACTTAAAACCAATATTGAAACTATTGTGGATCCACTAGAGGTTGTTGGTAGTATTCGTGGGGTGTCTTTTGATAGGATAGACACTGGTGTTAAAGATTACGGAGTTATTGCTCAGGAGATTGAGAAGATTATTCCTGAGGTGGTCCATGTTGACAGTGAAGGGTTCAGATCCGTATCCTACAATAGTATTATTGGATTCTTGATTGAAGGAATGAAAAAACAACAACACCAAATCAATCAATTACAAGATAACATAAATAAAATATTAAAAGATAATAATATCAAATGACAACAAGATCCTCAGACTTATCACAGCTGTCATCATATTTTGATGTAGTTACTAAAGGTGCACCTGTTGAATATGATTCGTTGGTTTCCAAGTTTAATGGAATTACAAAGGATTTTGTTTTGAGAGCTAACAATGTTGTATCTACAGTTTATACTGATGATCAACTATTGGTTACTTCTGGTGGATCAACTCTAGACAATGTTGATTATACAAAGACAGATTATTTCAACTCTCCTGTCTTTTATAGTGATTTTACACATGGATATAGATTAGATAGATCCGCGTTGGTTGTAAATGTTGTAAGTACTTCTATATCAAGAGATTCAGAAGTTTATCAATTAGATTCTAATAACTGTGTAGTATTCACAGCAACTTTAGTCGAGAGTAGTCCAACATCATTGACACTGACTAATGTGAGAACTGACGGCAGTATCATATCAACAAATACATCGCCCGTAATAAGTGGTACTATTGTTAGTAGAAAAAGTGGGTCAGCAGTAGTTGCTAACCTATCAGTATCATTTGTATCTGTAATTAACTTTGCAGGCGCGCCTACTAAATACAACACAAACCTTAAAATTAGAAGGATAAGTACTTCTGATGTTAGTCCAAAAACACAGAGAGTATTCAACAACTTAATCCCATTCAGCCCGATCAACATTATGTTATCAGAATAACGGAGAAATAAAACCATGGCAAGAAGAGTAATTCCTGACTTTATATACACTTTCAACACGGTAGCTCAGACACTTGTTGTTCGTGGTTATTATCCTCTAGAAAAACTAGCACTGATAACTAACGTAACAGATAATCTGGTAATGTATAATTTTGCAGATTCTACATTTGCAGGTACTACAGCTGTGTTTAATAGTAATACAAACGCCACTACTATTACATTGAACTACAACACAGCTTCAATGAGCAATACCGATGTAATTCAGGTGCTTGTTGATGAAACTGATACGGCAATAACGGCATCTGAAGAGTTGACAGATCCAGTTAACAAGATGCGTGTTTCTACACCACAATCAATGATTGATACTGACTTTGAATACAGTACTCAGTCTACCAAGTGGGAATCAGTTGCCATGATCAACTATCAACCGTTTGGATATGTCAATAACGCACAGACACTTACTCTGACAACTTTAACTGCTGCAGCAAACGGTAGTAAAACTATAATTCTTACACCAAACAACAGTCTTGTACAGGGCCAACCTGTTTTCTTGTATGATACTGCATGGCACGGCTCTGATGGAACATTTAATGTGGTTGTTGCTAACTCAACAGCTGTCACATTGAATGCTAAGTATCCATTTCCCAATACAACCTCAAATAATATATTAAGTGCTTTTACTGTTGGATATGCTGGCCAACAGTACGTTGGCGCCAACGTTGCTCACACAATGGCTGTGTTTAGTACTAAGATGGTTAACGTGACAACTACACAGGCTCACGGACTATCAATTGGTAACGAGGTTGCGGTTATCAATTCAGTTGCTACCGCTTCTTTTAGCAACACACACGTCGTGGTATCTGTTGCTAACAGTACAATGTTTAGTATTGTGCCTACATCAGCTCCGGGTACAATTACTTCACAACAGCTAGCATATCAACCTTCAGGCGGTGTTGCGCACCGAGCGTTTGACGGTGGTGTTAAATTTAGTACATTCAGCCAAAGTCATGGACAGCAGCTAATAAGACAAACGAGAAGATATTTTAGATACCAGTCTGGTAAGGGTATTCAGATGAGTACCGGTACTATTCTAAAACCTGAAATAACAATAGATAGTTTGACTTCGTCAGGTACCACAGTTACACTTATAACTAAAGAACTTCATAACATTAATCCTGGAGCAGAGATACTAGTAGCTGGGGCAGATCAAACAGCGTATAACGGAACATTCACAGTTGTTGATGTAATAACTCCTTACAGGTTTACATATACTGCTCTATCAACCCCAACAGATGCAACTGCTTCTGGTGATTATAGACTGAACGTGACAGCGTGGAACGGTGCTGGATCACGTATTGGTTTGTTTGACGATCAAAACGGTCTCTTTTTTGAGTATGATGGTCAGCAGCTATATGCAGTTATCAGGCAAAGTGTCTTCCAGTTATCTGGAGGAGTCACACTAACCAATAACTCTGCAGCTGTCGCAAGTGCCACTCTTATCAACGGAGCAACAACTAGATTTGCTCGTCAGCTAGTACCTGGAGATTCGGTAGTAATCAGAGGTCAATCTTATAAAATAAATACGATTACTTCTGATATAGCAATGACAATTAACCCCCCATATAAAGGACCAACTGTATCAGCTCCTTCATATGCAATTGTTACAAAAACGATAGACACTAGAATTCCTCAGTCTCAGTGGAACATTGATGCATGTGATGGAAGTGGAAGAAGTGGATTCAATCTTGATGCATCTAAGATGCAGATGTTCTATATCGATTACTCTTGGTACGGTGCTGGATTCATTAGATGGGGGTTCAGAGGACCTGATGGTAACATAGTTTATTGTCACAAGGTTGTTAACAATAACAAGAACTACGAAGCATACATGCGATCTGGTAACTTACCAGCAAGATATGAAAATCATACTCATGCAAAATATACAGAGTTGACTGCTACTCTTGATGCAAGTAATACAACATCGATTGCAGTAGCAAATGCAATGTACTGGCCAAATTCAGGTATTGCATGGGTTCGTAATGATACGCAGAGTGAATTTATTAAGTATGCATCAAGATCTAATACATCACTTAATTCTCTAACAAGAACTGGTCAAGGTAATCTTGTAGCTACTATTACGACAACTGCGGGTTCATCTACATTATTAATGTCGGATACAACTGGTATCAGTGAAGGGATGTATATTCAATCTAATAATGCTTCTGGACTTTGGATTGTACCGCCTGACTCGTTCGTTGTTAGTGTTACGACAAATGCATCAGTTAAGTCTAGTAAGGCAGCATTACAATCAACATCCGCAAACGTTGCTGCTATTGTTTCTTCTGGTATGTCAGCAGCTCAAACTTTCTCATTCTCAACAACAACTCCTGTTCAGGTTCAACTTCATGCACCTGCATTTGCCCCGACAATCAGTCACTGGGGTAGTAGTGTGATTATGGACGGTAGGTATGATGATGATAAGTCATTCATATTTACACAGGGTATGACAACTGGTCTATCTGTTGCTGGAGCAGCAACCAATGTGTTGCAAAGCTTCAGAGTAGCTCCGAGTGTTCATAACGGTATTCCTGGTGCTCAAGGTACAAGAGAACTTATCAATAGAATGCAGATGGTGTTGAGACAGCTAGATATGTTATCTGCTGGTCAGTTCCTTGTAACATTAGTTCTGAATGGAAGTATAAACGCAGGTGCATCAACTGCTGCGCAAGTATGGTTGCCGGCTGGTGGATCAAGCTTGGCTCAATACATTAATCACTCTGCTGCAACAACGATTACTGGTGGTGAAGTTATTTACGGTTTCTTCACAAACAGCTCTGGTGGTACTACTAACCTAACAACAACAAGTCAAGAATTACCGTTGGTTAGAGACTTAGGTAACTCTGTTCTTGGTGGATATTCCGGCCAGAATTCAACATACGGAAGTTCGAACTCTACATTTACAGCACTTACTGGTGCAGCTGCTGTGTTTCCAGACGGTCCAGATGTTGTAAGCGTTGTTGTTAGAAACTTGACCCCGTCAACAGCATTCAACATTTTTAGTCGTATGTCTTGGACAGAAGCACAAGCGTAATATGCCTGTTTTTAATAAACTAGTTCTTGATCAGGATGGTTTACTTGTCGGTAAAAGACAAATAGACGCATCCCAGGATGGTGTTTATTTTTCCGGAAACGGAATGTTTGGTGACAACCTTGTTGTTACTGGTAACACTACAGCTAATGTATTCAGCGGTTCAGGTGCCTCACTTACATCTTTGAATGGAACCAACATCTCTTCTGGAACAATATCAAGATCAAGACTACCTGCAGGGTCTGTGTTGCAAGTTGTAGACACATACTTTACAACACCAGTATCACAATCAATGACCGGTGCTGCTGTCAACAACATCACTGGTCTACAAGCAACAATACAACCAACTTCAACTAGCAGTAGAATTTTAATTTTTGTTCGTTGGTTTGGTGAACACGGTACAGATGGTATGAACTGGGAGAGTATGTTTGGAATAACTAGAGATGGAACGGCAATAGGATTACCTGCACAACCGGGTAGCAATCTTTTAGGTATGTCAATGGCTTCTTTATCACATTATTCTGCAAATGCAGATTCAACACCAGAAAATGTTTTTTATAATTATATAGATTCACCTGGTACAACATCTACGGTTACATACAGGGCTTATTATACACCACAATCTACTGAAACTTTGTATACTAATAGAACTGTTAATGCTGCCACTACTGTTGGTTTTGAAAGAGGAACATCCTCTATTATTCTAATGGAGATTGCAGGATGATTGCACAGGCACTAGTAAAATTGAGACCGGGTTCTTCATGGGAAGTTATTGGTGATGATGTATATGATAATATCAACTGGAAAGACACAGTTCAAAGCAAACCAACTAGACAAGAAGTTGAAGATACCGTTGCTGAGTTAGTTCAAGCTCGAATAAATACACAATATCAAAGAGATAGAAGAAAAGAATATCCTAGTTTTGCTGATCAGTTTGATTTGCTATATCACGGTGGGTACGATGTTTGGAAAGCATCAATTGAAGAGATAAAGATCAAATATCCTAAACCCTAGTAGCTATTTTTTTCTTAATTAAATAAACATAAATACTCCAAAGAACAAGGAGTAATAATGGCTGTTCCAACCTCAAGATCTACTTTTAAAGAATATTGTTTACGCAAGCTAGGTAAACCTGTAATTGAAATTAACGTTGATGATGATCAAGTAGAAGACCGGATTGATGAAGCTTTAAAGTATTACTGGGATTACCATTTTGATGGTACTGAGAGAGTATACTATAAGCATCTGATTACTTCAACTAATATTACAGACAAGTATATTACTTTACCTGAAAATATTATAGGGGCAGTAAGAATATTTAACATTGGTGATCCAATGGTTACCAATAATCTTTTTGATATCCGCTATCAAATTGCTCTTAACGACCTGTATACTCTTACATCGGTCTCAATGATTCCCTACTACATGATGTTCCAGCACATTCAGCTGCTAGAACAAATGCTCGTAGGTCAGCAACCAATCAGATATAACAGACATATGAATAGAATGTTTGTTGATATGGATTGGAATAAAGTTAACGCTGGTAATTATTTAATAGTTGAAGCATATCAAGTTGTTGATCCTGACGTGTATACTGATGTGTGGGGGGACAGGTGGCTATCTCTTTATACGTCTGCACTAATTAAAAAACAATGGGGATCTAACCTCACTAAATTTAGTGGTCTGCAGTTACCTGGTGGTGTTCAATTCAACGGTGACAAGATTTACAACGATGCAGTTAATGAAATTGAAGCAATGGAAAAAGAGATGAGTAGCAGTTACTCGCTTCCAGCTTTTGATATGATTGGTTAAGGGGTAACAAAATCGCCACCTCCTTCTATTTCAATAATTTTGGTGCCAGCCAAGAACAACTACTGATTGAAGATTTAGTAGTCGAGTCAATCCGTATGTACGGACATGATTTGTATTATCTTCCAAGAACTAGAATTAATGACGACTTAATTCTGGGTGAGGACTCGTACTCAGAGTTTAACACTCAATATTTTGTTGAGATGTATATTAAGAATGTAGAAGGATTTGCTGGTCAAGGTGATTTTCTTTCTAAATTTAATTTAGAGATAAGAGACCAGGTAACATTCACAGTAGCAAGAAGAACATTTAGTAATGAAGTTGGTGCTTACACTTCATTTGTAAGGCCAAGAGAGGGTGATCTAATATACTTCCCTCTAAATAATAAGTTGTTTGAGATTAAGTTTGTTGAGCACGAAGCAATATTCTATCAACTAGGGTCTCTTCAGACTTTTGATATTAGTTGTGAGTTGTTTGAATACAGTAATGAAATATTTAACACAGGTATATCTTTAATTGATGATAAGCAAAGAGATCTAACCTTTAATCTGACAGATTTTGCAATCAAGTTAGAGACCGGTCTTGCACTTGCAGATGAGGACGGATACGACCTTGTTTTAGAATCGTTCAACATGGATACACAAGATCCAATTTCTGATAATGTTGAGTTGGAATCTGAAGGTGATAGTATATTAGACTTCAGTGAAATTGATCCTTTCAGTGAGGGAACGTACTAATGTTTAATCAAGTTTTTTATCACGATACCATAAAAAAATATGTTGTTTTGTTTGGAACAATATTTAATGACATCTATATTCTTAAAGGCGATGGTACAGATACTACACAAACAATAAAGGTTCCTGTATCGTACGGACCAAAGCAGAAATTCATTTCTAGACTTACACAAGATCCAGATCTAACAAAACCTGTTGCTATCCAGCTCCCTAGGATAGGTTTTGAGATGACGGATATAAGTTATGCATCAGAGCGTAAGCTACCAACTATTAACAGAGTTGCAGTTCAAGATCCAACTAATCCAGATAGATTAAAATATCAATACATGCCTGTGCCGTATGATTTTAATTTCAGTATGTACATACTTGTTAAAAATGCCAATGACGGAACAAGGATACTTGAGCAGATTCTACCGTTCTTTACACCGGACTGGACTGCTACATTAAATCTCGATTCTTCCATGCAGCATAAATATGATATACCTATAATATTAGATGATGTTAGATCCGAAGATACCTATGAGGGTAATTTTATAGAAAGAAGAGTTCTTACTTGGACTCTTAATTTTACTCTCAAAGGTTATATATTTGGACCATCAAGAAAATCCGAACAAATTAAGACTTCTGCTATCAATCTTTATAATGTTGATAGTGCTAGATCGTTAACAACTGCAATAGGTAATACTCAGATACAGGATACCATAACAACTATTCCAATTGTAACAGGCAAGACTCTCGCTCAAGTTGAAGCAGATGATGACTATACGTTTAGTCAGACAATAGAGCAGTTTTATGAACAATGATCCAATAGGTGATGCTTTGAATATGAACCCACTACAACCTCTACTAACTAGTGCACAAAGAAAGTCGTTGGTGCCAACAGACTATGAGTATGCTCGTGGTAGTATGATTTCTGTTATTGAAAAAGGAAGCGAAGCACTTAATGATATGCTCGGAGTTGCGCAACAAAGTCAACAGCCAAGGGCTTATGAGGTAGTTGCTACTCTTTTAAAGACAATAGCTGATACTAATAAAGATTTACTTGAGCTTCAAAAGAGACATAAAGATATAGAGAGTATGGATGGTCCACAGACACCTCAAACAATTAACAATAATTTATTTGTTGGGTCGACTGCAGAACTTCAAAAATTGATTAAACAGCAAAATGAACAAGAATGATATCTATCTTGGTAATAAGAATCTAAAGCGTACTGATGTAAAGGTAGAATTTACAAGAGAAGAGATTCAAGAGTACATCAAATGTGCACGTAGTCCTGAGTATTTTATTGAGACTTATGTAAAGATTGTAAACGTTGATAGAGGTCTCATCCCGTTTATTCCTTATGACTATCAAAGAGATATTATAAGGTTAAATGAAAAAGAGCGTTTTGTTATATGTAAAATGCCGCGACAAGTTGGAAAGACAACAGCTGTTGTTGGTATTCTCCTTCATTCGATTCTTTTTAACGAGTTATATTCTGTTGCTATTCTTGCTAATAAGGAAGCGCAAGCGCAGGAGATTCTAAGTAGAATCCAACTTGCATATGAGCACTTACCTAAATGGCTACAACAAGGTGTAAAAGAATGGAATAAGACGTCTATTGAGCTTGAAAATGGATCTACTATTCTTGCCAGCTCAACAGCTTCAAGCGCTATTCGTGGTACATCTCAAAACTTTATTTACTTAGATGAATTTGCTTTTGTTCCAAATAGTATACAAGAAACATTCTTCTCTTCTGTCTATCCTACAATCTCATCAGGTACAACTACTAAAGTGTTGATTACATCAACCCCTAACGGGTTGAATTTATTTTATAAATTGTGGGTAGATAGTGAGAACGGAGACAACTCGTACAAGAGAATTGATGTTCATTGGTCAGATGTTCCAGGAAGAGATCAAGCCTGGAAAGAAGAAACTATTAGAAACACTTCTAAAGAACAATTCAGACAAGAGTTTGAATGTGAGTTTCTCGGTTCTTCTAATACATTAATTTCGCCAGAAGTACTCAGAAGACTTGTTTACAAGCAACCACTCAGTAGCAACGAACACTTTAAGTTATTCTATGAACCCAGACAAATGGGATTATATATTATAATGGTGGATGTGTCAAGAGGGCTGGGTGGAGATTATTCAGCATTTATTGTATATGATATATCTGATGCACCTTACAAAGTAGTTGCAACATATAGAAATAACAACATCTCACCTCTCCTATTTCCGGAAGTAATATATAATACAGCATTGAAGTATTTTAATGCTCATGTTCTTATTGAAACGAATGATATTGGCCAGCAAGTAGCTGATATTCTACATGAAGAGCTTGAGTATGAAAATATAGTATACACGTCCAAAAATCCAAAGGGATCAGTTGAAGTATCTCAGGGGTTTGGTGGGACGTCTGTTAAAGGATTAAGAACAACTAAATCAACCAAGAAAATTGGATGTAACAATTTTAAAGCATTGGTTGAGAATGATAAGGTTGAATTGAATGACCTTGATCTTATTTCAGAGCTTTACAGATTCGTAAGTAACGGTAACACATACGAAGCAGAAGATGGTAATGACGATCTAGCAATGTGTGGTGTACTGTTTGGGTGGACGATGACTCAGCCATTCATTAAAGAGATAACAAATTTAGATATCAGACGCAGGCTTGTTGATGAGAAACAAAGAATGCTTGATGAGGAGATCACTCCTTTTGGTATCATATATGATGGACAGTCAATAGAGGACCAACCAATAGTTTATGTTGATAATTTTGCAAGATATATGAATTCCTAGTGACGGTTGGCAATATTATAAATAGAAAGAAACTCTAGTCTTTAGGAGATAAAAATGGCATTTCAAGTTAGCCCAGGCGTAAATGTTTCAGAAATCGACTTAACAACCGTTGTCCCAGCAGTATCTACTTCTGTTGGAGCAATCTCTGGTGTGTTTAAGTGGGGTCCTGTCGGAAAAAGAACCCTTGTAAATTCTGAATCAGATCTAGTAACAAAGTTTGGTAAGCCTACCAATCACAATCCAGAAACATTTTTCACAGCTGCAAACTTTTTGGCGTATGGTAATGCACTTTATGTAGTAAGAGCAGCAAACACTGTCAACTTTGCAAACGGTGTTATTTCAGCTATTGCTAATACTACTGGTACAGTGGCTAATGCTCAAGTGTTCACTGTAAAGAACGAAGAAGCATATGACACCATTACATGGAGCACAGATACAGATGTATTGTATGTTGCTAGATATCCTGGTGAGATAGGTAACTCACTAAAGATTTCAGTTTGTGATTCTGGTAATGCTTTCAGTAAATCCATTGATATTAAGAATGGTGATGCTAACCTAGCTGTAGGTACAGTATCTGCCGTAGTCGGTTCAAATACAATAACAGTTGCAGTATCTAATACCGCTACAGGGACATTAGCTGAAGCAAACACAAGATTAGTGTCCGTGCTTAGCTCATTACAAGTGAATGATTTAATCGAAGTTGGTAATACTTCTATTGGCAAGCAGTATTTAAAAATTACAAGTTTACCAACAGCAATGGGTACAAACGCATCATTTGCAAATTTGACACATAGATATTTTACAATCTCAACAGATAACTCTCTTCAGCTATCTGTAAACTGCTCAAGTAATAGTGTTTCAAAGTATTGGGAATATTTCCGTAATGTTCCTGGAGCTCCAGGTACCTCTGATTACCAATCAACATATGGAAACACTTCCGCTGTTGATGAGTTGCATGTAATCGTATCTGATCAAGACGGTAAGTTTACAGGTGTTCCTGGTACAATACTAGAGGTATATTCTGGGCTGTCTAGAGCAACAGATGCTAAAACGACAGATGGCTCTACTAACTATTATAAAACTGTTATTAATGACAGTAGTAGACACATATGGTTTGGAAATGACCGAGCAGGTGTTCTATCAAATACTGCATTGAATATTACTAGCGTCGATACAGATCCATTATATTTGTCTTTTCAGTTGGGGCAAGACGGGGACACAGAAACAGATGTGGCTATCAGCACTGTTATTGGTGGATATGATTTATTCACATCTGCTGAAGATGTAGATATCTCTTTGATAATGACTGGTAAGTCAAGAGGCGGCACAAATGGTGAACAACTATCAAACTACCTTGTTGATAACATTGCAGAAGTACGTAAAGACTGTATTGTTTTAACATCTCCAGACAAGGCTGACGTTGTTAACAACTCTGGTCTAGATGAATCACAAGACACCGTTGATTTCAGAAACTCTTGCAGATCTTCTTCATATTTGGTAATCGATTCTGGTTACAAGTACCAGTACGACAAGTACAACGATATATTCCGTTGGATTCCACTTAACGGTGACATTGCTGGCTTATGTGTTCGTACAGATGCACAGCGTGATCCCTGGTTCTCTCCTGCTGGATTTAACCGTGGTCAGATTAAGAATGTTGTCAAGTTAGCTTATAACCCTAAGCAAGCCGACCGCGATCTTTTATATAAAAACGGTATCAACCCAGTTGCAACATTCCCAGGACAAGGTACAATCCTGTACGGTGATAAGACAGCATTGGCTAAGCCTAGTGCATTTGATCGTATCAACGTTCGTAGATTGTTTATTGTGCTTGAAAAAGCAATTGCAACTGCATCTAAATTCTCTTTATTCGAATTGAATGATGAGTTCACAAGAGCGCAATTTGTTTCTCTTGTAGAACCATTCTTAAGAGATGTACAGGGACGTAGAGGTATTTACGACTATAGAGTTGTTTGTGATGAAACAAACAATACTGGCGAAGTGATTGATAGAAATGAATTTATCGGAGATATATACGTTAAGCCAGCCAAATCAATTAACTTTATCCAACTTAACTTTGTTGCAGTAAGAACTGGTGTTGCGTTCGATGAAGTTGTTGGTAGATTTTAATTAAGGAGACAATAAATGGCTTTCAGTATTAATGCATTCAAGTCGTTAGTAAGCACTACCGACTTTGCAAGACCAGCGCTGTTTCAGGTGTTTATTTCAACACCTCCAGGCGTGCCTGCTCTGATCCCTTTCAGTCCTTTCCTAGTTCGTTCTGCCAGCCTTCCAGCATCTACAGTTGGACAGGTATCCATTCCTTATGGTGGTAGAACAATCAAAATTGCAGGTGAGAGACAATATGGTGATTGGTCAACAACAGTAATGAACGACGAAGGGTTCATTATCAGAAACGCAGTTGAGCAATGGGTTGAAATCATCAACCAGAGGACAACTAATTTCAGAGCATTTCCTAGTGAATATAAAGTTGACTTAACAGTCAGTCAGTATTCCAAAAAAGGACCACCTCTGAAGATTGTTAAGCTAGTTGGATGTTTCCCAACAAATATTAGTGAAATTGCTTTGGATTGGGGATCTGCGGATCAGATTGAAGAATATAGTATTACTTGGTCTTACGACTACTGGGAATGAAATGAGGGGGAGATTATCTCCTCTTCTAATATAGGATAAAATATGGCCAGTCTATTTGGATTTGAATTCAAACGGGTTACTCCTGAGGAGCCGCCCGTTTCCTTTGCACCACAGTCTAATGACGATGGTGCTGTTGTTGTTGCAGCCGGAGGGTCATACGGAACATATGTAGATCTAGAAGGTACTGCAAGAACAGAAGCAGAGTTAGTTACACGATATAGAGATATGTCTATCACAGCTGATATTGATAGAGCTGTTGAAGAGATTGTCAATGAAGCTATTGTTCATGAGACAGATGAGAAGATAGTTGAACTTAACTTGAATGGATTAAATTATCCAGATAATATTAAAGCTGCAATTATTCAAGAGTTTAATACAGTTAAGAATCTTTTGAATTTTGAAGAAAAGTCATATGATCTTTTCAAGAGATGGTATATTGATGGTAGATTATACTACCATGTAATTATAGATGAGAAGAATCCTCGTTTAGGAATCAAAGAGCTTAGAAACGTTGATCCTAGAAAGATCAGAAAGATTCGCGAGCAGAAAAAGAAAAAAGATCCTAAGTCAGAATCAGTTGTTACTCAGACCACAAAAGAGTATTACATCTACAATGAAAAAGGATACAATGCACAGGGTATAGGTAGCGGAGCAGCTGCTTACTCTGCAACTGGTATCAAGATAGCAAAAGACGCAATCGTCCATTGTACGTCCGGTCTAATGGATACAAACGGTACGATGGTTATATCTTATTTGCACAAAGCAATTAAGCCATTGAACCAGTTGAGAGTACTTGAAGATGCAACAGTTATTTACAGAATATCAAGAGCACCAGAGAGACGTATATTTTACATTGATGTAGGTAACCTACCTAAGATGAAGGCAGAACAATATCTTCGTGATATGATGGTTCGCCATAAGAACAGATTAGTATACGATGCTACTACTGGTGAAGTAAGAGATGACCGTAAGTTCATGACAATGTTGGAAGATTACTGGCTTCCTCGTCGTGAAGGTGGTAAGGGTACAGAAATTACTACATTACCAGGTGGTGAGAATCTTGGTAAGATGGAAGATGTTGAATACTTCCAAAAGAAATTATATCAAGCTCTTAATGTACCAGCAACAAGATTACAAACCGAACAGACATATTCGATTGGTAGAGCAACAGAGATTACAAGAGACGAAGTTAAATTCTCAAAATTTATCTCAAGAATGAGAGCTAAATTCTCTACATTATTTTTGAAATGTCTTGAAAAACAGTTAGTGTTGAAGGGTATTGTCACAGTTGAAGACTGGAAGTCAATGTCCCAAGCTATTAAGTTTGATTATGCAAAAGATAACTACTATGAAGAGTTAAAAGAAACTGATGTCTTAAATTCTAGACTACAGGTTGCTGGTTTACTGACTCCATATATTGGTAAGTATTATTCGCATGATTGGATTAGATCTAACATTTTCAAACAAAGCGATGAAGATAGAGAGCAGATGGATGAGCAGATCAAAGAAGAGCTGAGCAATCAAATCTACTATCCACCTCCACCGCCAGAACCTCAACAATAAATAGGAGTATCGATGGATTCTACAGCAACACAATATGGAGTGAGTGACCTTGTGAGACATGCTTACGAGGGACAACCTGCCAAGATGCAGGATGTATTTAATGAATTGATGGCAGGCAGAATCTATGACTCCATTCAACAAAAGAAGGTCGAAGTAGCGCAGCGCTTCTTCAACAAAGACACAGAAGAATTTAACTCACAAGAAGAGGACGAATATGGCGAAAACTCTTAACCAAATTCTAGAGGTATATGCTCCTAAATCCAAGGACGAGAAAAAGTTCATGGATAAACACATTACCACTAAGAATAAATTAGACGATCGTGGTACTCAAGATGATAAGCTGTTTAATGCTACAAACATTAAAGCAGTAAATCGTGAGACAGAGCACGGATATAATCCAGGTAATGATGAGAAGGTATATGAAGAAGCCACAAAGGGTTTGCACCCAATGGCCCTTCACGTAATGCCAGTTAAAAAAGATGGTAAAACAAAATACCATGTTATGAAGGTTGGTAGAGATCTCGAGCAACATATATCTAAGGGTGAGCATCTTTCTGATTCAGAGCTTGACGATGCCACAGAAGCTGGTGCAAAAATCAAGAATGTTACAGTCATCGGCCGAAACAAAATTACAGAAGAAGAGTTGGATGAAAAGACTCTTACTCCAGCAGAGATGAAGAAACGCGAAGAAGTAGCAAAAGCTATCGAGCGTGATAATCCAAGCATGCCAATGTCTAAAAAGATGGCTATTGCAACTGCTACTGCTAAGAAGGTTGCTGAAGAAGTAGAAGAGTTGACAGAAGATGAAGAACTAACTCAATTACTCAATACAATTTACGAAAATCTATCTGATGAAAATAAAGAGATCTTTGAGCAGATTCTTGACGAAGATCCAGAACAAATGATTGAATTCTTAGAACAATTGGAGCTGCAAGATGGCGAGTAGAACATTAATTAACCAAAAGGGCGGCAAGTTTGTTGTCCTTTTTACATCTAACACAGAATTAACAGTAGCTTCAGCAAACTCCGGTATTGCTGGGGAAACAGTTACTGGTCTTCATATTAACCAAGTATGGTATGGACTAGATAGTGGTTTTTGGAAAATAGCACGTGGAGCTAATAATATACTTTTTGCCGAGACATCAGTATACTTAGATTTTGCAGGCAACGGAGCATCTATTCAAGTAGATCCATCAGCTAATGTGGTTGTAAATTGTACATCAGCAAATAGTACACTTATTATTGATTTCCAAAAAGTATCTACATTCACTAGCGAATATTAAGAGGAACTAAGATGAAGCTCATGTGCGAAGTTAACGAGAGTGTAAATTTTCTTGTAGAAGAAAAAGAAGGTAAGAATCACTACTTTATTGAAGGCATCTTCATGCAAGCCGACTTACCTAACCGTAACGGTAGAATGTATAAGAGTAACATTCTTGAGAGAGAAGTCAATAGATATAATACAGAGTATGTTAAAGAGAACAGAGCGTTTGGCGAATTAGGTCATCCATCTGGTCCTAATATTAACCTTGAGCGTGTCTCGCACATGACACAAAAGTTAGTCAAAGAAGGATCTAACTTTGTTGGCAGAGCAAAGATTATGGATACTCCTTATGGTCAAATTGTTAAAAACTTGATGAGTGAAGGTGCAAAGCTTGGTGTTTCTTCAAGAGGTATGGGCTCTCTTGTTGCAAACAGAGAAGGTATCAATGAAGTACAGGATGACTTTCATCTTGCCACTGCTGCTGATATCGTTGCAGATCCATCAGCTCCTGAGGCATTCGTAAGAGGCATCATGGAGGGAGTAGAATGGGTTTGGGACAATGGTATTCTCAAGGCACAGCGTCTTGAAGAAATGAAAAAAGAAATTCAAAAGACTTCTAGCCGCAATCTAGAAGAACAGAAGATTAAAGTCTTCTCAGAATTCCTTCGCTCACTGTAAGAATTTAAAATATAAATAATAAAAGAACATTTAAGGAGTTATAAATGGCAACAAGAAAACAATTAGATGAATTAACAGTGGGTGGTGGCGCTACAGGAGTCTCTATGGTTCCTGATGCTGGCACTAAAAAAACCACACTGCCTAATTCTAAAAGTCAAGGCGACATGAATCCTCAGTCAGTAGCTGGTGATCAGGAAGAAACTGATCCACAAAACAACACAGCTCCAACTGGTGATATGTCTGCTCAGAATAAAGCATCCGTTGCAATGAAAGGCGCAGCAATGAAAGAGCATATCGACGCAATGTTTAACGGAGAAGATCTTTCCGAAGACTTCAAAGAAAAAGCATCTACTATTTTCGAAGCTGCTGTTCAAGTACGCATTGCTGAAGAAATCGCAGATCTAGAAGAACAATACTCAACAAAACTAGAAGAAGCTCTTGAAGAAGTTACTACTGAGATGTCGTCTAAACTAGATGACTATCTCGACTATTGTGTTGAGCAGTGGATGGCAGAAAACGAAGTTGCTATTGAGCATTCTCTAAGAACAGAAATCACAGAAGAGTTCATGGAAGGTATGAAGAAGCTATTTGCTGAAAACTATATCGAGATTCCAGAAGACAAATTGAACGTGTTGGAAGAGTTGACAGCAACTGTTGAGCAACTAGAAGACAAATTGAATGCACAGATTAATGAAAACATTGAGCTGTCTAAATCAATTAGCGAATACTCAAAGCACGAAATCTTTGATCAAGTAGCAGAAGGCCTAGTTATGACACAAGTTGAAAAACTTCGTCAGCTAGCAGAGGGTATTGACTTTGACGGATCAGACAACTATATGAGAAAGTTAGTTCTTGTTAAGGAGAACTATTTCCCATCAAAACCAGCAGCTCAAGACATCAGAGAAGAAGAAGAAGCGATTGGTAACAACGATCTAAATGAAGAAACTCAAGTTTCTTTCCAAGATGCAGGAATTAAACGCTACTATAATTCAATCGCGCGAAATTCAAAAGTATAAATAAAATCATATTAACCCTCTAAGGAGATCCACATGAACTTACAAGAAGACATCCAAAGAAAGTGGGAGCCAATCCTGGCTCACCCAGACTTGGCCCCTATCAAAGATACGCACCGTAGAAGTGTAACAGCTGTTATTCTAGAGAATACAGAAAAAGCTCTTCGCGAAGCTAATCACTATGTTCCACAAACATTGACAGAAGCAGCACCTGCTAACCAAACAGGTAATGACATTGATACGTTCGATCCAGTTTTAATCAGCTTGGTTCGTCGTGCAATGCCTAACTTGATTGCTTATGACATCTGCGGCGTACAACCAATGACAGGCCCAACAGGCTTGATCTTCGCAATGCGTTCTAAGTACAGCAACAGCTCTAACGCTGGTGTTGAAAACTTCTACAACGAAGTTAACACATCATTCACCTCTGTTGTTTCAGGTGCTAACACACTTGGCCAGAAGATGGTTGGTACTGTTCCAGGTAACACAACAAGTGGTACAGCTAACTTGGCTGAAACAGGCATCTATAACTTCGGTTCTGGTATGTCTACAGCACAATCAGAAGCACTTGGTACTTCTGGCAACGTTGCATTTGCTGAGATGGCATTCTCTATCGAGAAAGTTACTGTTACAGCTAAATCACGTGCTTTGAAAGCAGAATACACAATGGAACTTGCACAAGACTTGAAAGCAATCCATGGTCTAGACGCAGAAACAGAATTGTCTAACATTCTATCTGCTGAGATTCTTGCTGAAATTAACCGTGAAGTTGTTCGTACAATCAATATCACTGCTACACGTGGTGCTACTGAGAATACAACAACAGTTGGTCGTTTCGACTTAGATACAGACTCTAACGGTCGTTGGTCAGTTGAGAAGTTCAAAGGTTTGATGTTCCAAGTTGAACGTGAAGCAAACCAAATCGCTAAAGCAACAAGACGTGGTAAGGGTAACATGATCATCTGTTCATCTGATGTAGCTTCTGCTCTTCAAATGGCTGGTGTTCTAGATTACACTCCTGCTCTAAACAGCAACAACTTGAACGTTGATGACACAGGCAATACATTTGCTGGTGTGTTAAACGGACGTGTTCGTGTTTACATCGACCCATATGCTGGTGGCAACTATATGGTTGTAGGTTACAAAGGTTCTAGCGCATTTGACGCTGGCTTGTTCTACTGCCCATACGTTCCTCTACAAATGGTTCGTGCTGTTGATCCAGATAGCTTCCAACCTAAGATTGGTTTCAAGACTCGTTACGGTATGGTTGCAAACCCATATGCAGAAGGCGCAACAGCTGGCCTTGGCGCATTGACAAAAGACTCTAACGTTTACTACAGAAGAATCTTAGTTGACAACTTGATGTAATCAAGAATCCCCGCAGAGGGATATTGAGAGGACCTTCGGGTCCTCTCTTTTTTTGCCTAACATAAATAGTAGAAAGGAATACTACTATGAGTGCATTAACAAACACCCCAACAAATAGAAACTTTCTCTCACCTCTAAACTTTAGATTGGTGCTGCAGAAAGCTCCTCTTCTTAACTTCTTTTTGCAAAGTGCATCCATTCCAGGATTGACATTTGCTGGCAATGTAATCATGCCAACTCCTCTTCTTGATATTCCAATCCCTGGTGAACGTCTTGTGTATTCACCACTAACTGTGTCATTCATGGTTGATGAAGATATGACCAATTATCTAGAAATATACAATTGGATGTTATCTCTTGCTGCAAAAGATCTACAACCGTTTGCAAGATACCAAGCTCAGACATCTATTGATTCGGACGTCAATGGTAGAGATAGGTCAGATATTAAGCTAATGATTCTTACAAGTTCAAAGAATCCGAACATTGAAGTTAACTTTACTGATGCCTTCCCGTCTCAGCTCGGAGAACTGAACTTCAACACAACAGCATCCGGTGTAAACTATCTTGAAACCTCTGTTACATTTGAGTATATTAAGTACACAATTAATATGATTTGAGTTGACTTTTATAATAATATGTAAGACAATTGTGTCCTGCAGGAGGACAAATGAAGACCGATGAAATTATTACAGCATGGGAAACAGATAGCGAGATTGATAAGACCGAGCTCGGTAAAGAGTCTTTGCGGATTCCTCAACTTCACTCCAAATACCTGAAAGAGTTCTACATGGCTAAGACAACATATGTAAAACTCAATCAAGATTATAAAAACACGTACAGATTAAAATATCAATACTATCAGGGTATTCTTTCAAAAGAAGAACAAGAAGAGCATGGATGGGACATCCAGCCATTAAAGATTTTGAAAGCAGATATTCCTGTATACATTGAGTCAGATGAAGATCTTCAGTTAATTAAAAATAAGATACAGTTAACGGAAGATAAGATAGAAATTCTTGAGAACATAATAAAAACACTCAACAATCGTGGATATTTAATAAAAAATGCGATTGAATGGGAACGGTTTAAGATGGGTCTATGATACAGATAGAAAAGTTTAACGAGACGTACAATAAGATTCATTGCAGTGATGATATTGCAAGAGAGCTTAGTGATTACTTTACTTTTGAAGTACCTGGTGCTCGTTTTATTCCGTCTGTAAGAAAAAAGAAGTGGGATGGTAAGATAAGACTATTCAACTCTGGCACCCATCACATATATGCTGGACTGATTGAATATGTTGAAGACTTTGCAAAGCAAAACACATACCAGTGTGAGAGGTTAACAGACTTCTCTGATGATGTAATTGATACCGTTTCCGATATTGTTTCCAGCTTCAACCTCACCAAAGAGCCACGTGATTATCAGCTTGCTGCATTTGCCCATGCAATAAGAAAAAGAAGATCATTGCTTTTATCACCAACAGCGTCTGGTAAGTCATTAATTATCTACATGCTTTGCAGATACTATAATGTAAAGACTTTGTTGATTGTACCTACAACCTCGCTTGTTCATCAAATGTATTCTGACTTTGAAGAGTACGGATTCGATTCAAAACAAAACTGCCATATGATCTTCTCTGGTCAAGAAAAGGATGAAGACAAGCAAATATTCATATCAACTTGGCAATCAATATACAAGCAACCCAAGAAGTGGTTTGATCAGTTTGATTGTGTAATAGGAGACGAGGCTCACCTGTTCAAAGCAAACTCCCTTTCAACTATAATGAAGAGTCTGAGCAGTTGCAAATACCGCTTTGGATTTACTGGTACATTAGATGGATCACAAACCCATAAGCTAGTGCTAGAAGGATTATTCGGAACAGTTAAAAAGGTAACAACAACATCTGAATTGATTGAACAGAAGCACCTCTCAGAGTTCAAAATTAAAGCTGTAATACTTGACTATGATCAAGAAACAAGACAGTTGATGAAGAAAGCTACATATCCGGATGAGATGAATTTCCTTGTCAATCATCTTCCGAGAAACAAGTTCATATGCAACCTGGCGATATCGTTGAAGGGTAACACGTTAGTTTTGTATCAGTATGTTGACAAACACGGTAAGGCAATATATGATGAGATTAAAAATAAAGCAGATGGTAGACAGATTTACTTCGTCTCTGGTACGGTTAATGGTGCGGATAGAGATGATATTAGAAGATCTGTGGAGCTGGAAGTTGATTCGATTATTGTCGCTTCTTATGGTACTTTTTCTACTGGCGTCAATATTAAGAACTTGCACAATATCATTTTCGCTTCACCTTCAAAATCAAGGGTCAGGAATCTCCAATCAATCGGCCGGGGACTTAGACTCGGGAACAATAAAGAGAAAGCATGTCTATACGATATAGCTGACGACTTGCAATGGAAGCAAAGTAGGAATCATACACTAAATCATTTTGTTGAGCGAATTAAAATATATAATGAAGAGAAGTTTGAGTATAAGACGTACGTAATCCCACTCAAAGGATAAAGATGATAAAAATAATAAAGCTCGTTAATGATCATGAAATTATTGGTGAAGTAGTTGCAGAGTCATCCGAACACATAGTGATCAACCAACCTTTTTCTATCCACTACATGATGTCTCAAAGAACAGACAAGCCAATCATTGGATTGTTACGCTACATGCCTTTTGCTAAAAGTAGAGAGTTATCCTTTAAAAGCAGAGATATAATTAACTCGGTAGAAGCAAGAGAATCAATGGCTGGTTACTACAGCCATGTTATGACAAACCATATCAAATATGTCGATGATAACATTGACCAAGAACTCGAACAAGTTGCTGCTGAAGAGCAGTCAATAGAAGAGCAAGCGGAGATGACACCAGCTGAATTAATGGCGTCACTCCTTAGTAATTTCACTAACGATAAGATGCACTGATATGGCTCAACACTACATTGACAATAAGACGTTCTTCGAAGCTATCAAAAAGCACAGAGAGAATATTAAGCTAGCAGCAGAAGAAGGAAGGCCAAAGCCAATCATTCCAAACTATATTGGTAGCTGTATCCTAATGATTGCTAACAGGTTGGCAACTAAACCTAACTTTATCAACTACTCTTACAAAGATGAGATGATATCGGACGGTGTTGAGAACTGTATCATGTATATTGATAATTTTGATCCTGAGAAATCAACTAATCCATTTGCCTACTTCACACAGATTATCTACTTTGCCTTTCTAAGACGAATACAAAAAGAAAAGAAACATCTGTATATCAAGCACCAGGTGTTTAGGAATTTTGCTATTACGGATGAGCTGTACGATGTACAAGAGGGTGATGACTTTGGTGGCTCGCCAGTTAACAATATGATGGATACAGAAAAGATGGATGACTTTGTGAAAGCGTTTGAATTAGGATTAGAAAAGAAACGTAAGCCAGCACAAAAGGTCGGTATTGAGAACTTCGTAGAGGAGTAACATGAAGATTGCATTGGTGACAGATACCCACTTCGGGGCAAGAGGGGATCATTTAGCATTTGATAAACAGTTTGATAAATTCTACACAGAAACCTTCTTTCCTACACTGGTAGAACGCGGTATAAGGAACGTAATCCATCTTGGGGATATGTTCGACAGGCGCAAGTATATAAACTACTTAACGCTGCGTAATTGCCGTAAATACTTCTTTGATCCTATGTTTGATCTTGGTATTAAGCTAGATGTAATCATTGGTAACCATGATGTGTTTTACAAAAACACTAACGACATCAACTCACCAGGATTGTTACTGCAACAGTATGATAATATATCTGGATATGATAGACCGGTAGAGTTGACATATGCTGGTCTTGATATACTGATCCTTCCTTGGATCTGTACTGACAACTACGAAGATTCAATGGCGATAATCAAAGATACAAGCGCAACTGTTTGCTTTGGTCATCTAGAGCTAGCTGGTTTTCAAATGTATAAGGGGCAAGTAAATGATCATGGATTTGATTCAAAGATATTCAACAGGTTTGACCTTGTTTGTTCTGGGCATTTTCACCATCGTTCAAATAATGGGAATATTCATTATCTTGGAAACCCTTACGAGCTTACCTGGGCTGATTACCAAGATCCGAGAGGGTTTCACATCTTCGATACGGAAACTAGGGAGCTGGAATTCATAGAAAATCCTAACAAGATGTTCTATAAGATATTCTTTAACGATCAGTTCCAAGCTGAAGCATACGAATATCAATACTTAAAAGATTGCTTTGTTAAAGTAATTGTTCAAACCAAAGAGAACCAAGCTAACTTTGATATGCTGATTGATAGATTGGAGAAAGCTGGTCCTGCAGATCTACAAGTAGTTGAAGACCATCTTCACATGGACCTTGAAGATAATGATGATATATTGGAGAGTGCGGAGGATACAATGACTCTTCTTTCTAAGTTCTGTGCACAGATCGATACCAAGGCTGATAAGAAAATGCTTGACTTATTGTTAAGAGATCTGTATAATGAGGCGATCAATTTAGAATCAACATAATATGATATTGTTTCAAAAAGTAAGATGGAAGAATCTTCTATCTACTGGAGATGTATGGACTGAGATAAACTTTATAAAGTCCAAGTCTACTTTAATAGTGGGAGAGAATGGTGCTGGAAAGAGCACCATTCTTGATGCTGTTTGCTTTGGTCTATTCGGTAAGCCATTCCGCAAGATCAATAAGCCACAGCTAGTAAACTCAATTAACAGAAAAGGTATGTTGGTTGAGTTGGAGTTTAAGATTGGTAATAGACAGTACCTGATTAGACGAGGTCATAAGCCGTCTGTATTTGAGATACTGCAAGATGGTAACATCATCAATCAGAATTCCGAAGCAAGAGAGTATCAGGAGTACTTGGAGAGTAATGTTCTTAAGCTGAACTTTAAATCGTTTCAGCAGATTGTTATTCTCGGTAGTGCTTCTTTCACTCCGTTCATGCAGCTACCTGCATCGCACCGTAGAGAGATTATTGAAGACCTATTAGACATTCAAATCTTTTCTACAATGAATTCGTTGCTAAAAGACAAGATTACCATTAACAGAACTTCTCTTTATCAGGTTGATTATGAGATCAAAGGATCCGCTGAGAAGATTGAATTGTACAAGAAGCATATCGAGTCGTTGAAGCAGAATAATGATCAGATTGTTGAGCAAAAGCAAGTACAATTAGATGAGCTCAATAGTCAAGTTAATTCTGCTAATGAATTTGCAACTACCCTGCAGGGCCAGATAGATCTACTCAGTAAAAGTATTGACGATCATAACAAAGTTATCTCTAAGTCAAATAAGTTTGCATTATTAAATAGACAATTAGACAGCAAGCTAGACAAGATCAAAAAAGAACTTGACTTTTTCTACGAGAGTGATGATTGTCCTACTTGCCGTCAGGGAATTGCTCATCAACACAAAAGTGAGATTGTTGAAAAGAATCATAAACAAGTTGCTGAGATAGAAGAAGGCAAACAAAAGATGTTGGTTGAGATAGAAGCAATTGAAAATAGATTGACAGAGATTGCCAATATCAATACTCAAATATCCACTCTTAATAGAAGGGTAACAGATGGCAACATTCAGATTAAAATATGGATGTCAATGGCTACTGGTATTCAAACAGAGATTACTAACCTAAAGACAAACAACAAACAGATTGATACTAATACTGAAGAGTTAAAGGTTCTTAAAGAGCAACTAAGAGCAGCATTGCAATCAAAAGAAGATCTTACAAAAGAGAAAGCAGTACTTGATGTTGCGTCTGTTCTTCTCAAAGACTCTGGTGTCAAGACTAAGATTATCAAGCAATATATACCTGTAATAAACAAACTTGTTAACAAGTATCTTGCTGCAATGGACTTCTTTGTTGCATTCGAATTGAACGAGAACTTTGAAGAAACAATTAAGTCTAGACATAGAGATGACTTTAGTTACGAGTCATTTAGCGAAGGTGAGAAGATGCGTATTGACTTAGCACTTCTTTTCACTTGGAGAGCAATTAGTAAACTGCGCAACTCTGCTTCTACCAACCTTTTGATTATGGACGAAGTGTTTGACAGCTCACTTGACAATAACGGAACAGAGGAGTTCCTTAAAATTATCAGTACACTTACGGCTGATACTAATTTGTTTATCATAAGTCACAAAGGTGATCAGTTGTTTGATAAGTTTCATTCTCTGATCAAATTCGAGAAACATAAAAACTTTTCAAGGATATCAAAATGAGCCAATTCGAATCTGGTAAACCTGTAAAAACATTATTAGCTGAATATGTTGATGGTGGTCCTAAGTGCATAAGAGACGATTGTGATATTCGTATACAGAGCTCTGAACGAACTATTTTATCATCTGACATACCGATGCTTGAAGAGAATGTAAAGAGATGTGTATCGTGCGGAAAAACCTGGAAGGAATAAACATATTATGGTACTAGACTTAGTTAAACCTGATCATCCTTTATTGAGGACAAAGTTGGAGAGATTTGACTTCAACAAACAACCAACTAACCCTCATGAGTTAGCTAACAACCTAATTGAGACAATGATTCACTATAAAGGGTTGGGGCTTTCTGCAAACCAATGTGGACTACCTTACCGTGTATTTGTCCTGTGGTCGAATCCAACAAAGGTTATGTTCAACCCTGTTATTGCTGATGTATCGACGGAAGAGATTCTTTTAGAAGAAGGATGCTTGACTTATCCTAATTTATTCGTTAAAGTGAAGCGTCCTAAGCTGATTCGTATTCGTTATATGGATTCACATGGCGAGGCTCATACAGATAAGTTTACAGGAATCTCAGCGAGATGTGTACAGCATGAGATGGATCATCTTGATGGTATAATCTATACATCAAAGGCTAACAAGTTTCATTATGATCAAGCAATGAGACAGCGTAAGAAATACAAACGTGAATATAAGGTACCAGAATATGCAGAAAATTAAAATAGCAGAACTGTTCTACAGTTTGCAGGGTGAGGGAAAGTATGTAGGTACACCTAGTGTATTCTTGCGTACTTTTGGTTGTAACTTTACCTGTGGTGGGTTTGGTATGCCAAAGGATGAGATGTCAAATGAACGGTTCAAGATTCAACCTGAACAATACAGGAAGTATGATGACTTACCTCTTGTACATACTGGATGTGATTCATATGCAAGCTGGGATGTTAGATTCAAACACCTATCTCCATTAATGACAACTGGTGATATTGCAGAAAAGATTGTTGACATGCTTCCAGAGAAGAAGTGGAACAAAGAACATCTTGTGATTACAGGTGGTGAGCCATTGCTTGGATGGCAACGTGCTTTTCCGGAGTTACTGACTCATGAAAGTATGAAGAACTTAAAGTATGTTACTTTCGAGACAAACGGTACTCAGAAGATAACAGATGAATTTAAGAAGTTTCTATTTAACTACAGTAACAAGTACGGTATGGGTGATACAGAGTTTACATTCTCTGTTAGTGCAAAGCTGAGTGCCTCTGGTGAGAGTTGGGAAGATGCAATCCTTCCGCAAGTTGTAAATACATACAACACCTACGGTCAAGTGTATCTCAAGTTTGTGATCGATAAAGATACAGACATTGAAGAGGTTGAACGAGCTGTCAAAGCATATAGAGAATACGGACTAGGATTAGAGTGTGATGTCTACTTGATGCCAGTTGGCGGAACAGATGTCAAATACTTTAGCAACTATAAGCAAGTTGCTGAGATGGCAATGAAGAAGGGCTGGAAATATAGCCCACGATTACAAGTTGATATTTGGCGCAATGCCTGGGGAACATGATATGAATGAAACAACAAGTCGTTGGATGTCAGCAAGACAATACAAGTATGTGAGTACAAAGGAATATCACGATGCGTTTCCTTGTGCGTACAGACAATGGAGAGCGGATAGTCACTGTAACTTGATTCACGGGTACAGCTTCTCTATGAAGTTTTACTTTGGTACGGATAATCTTGATGTTCGTAATTGGGCTGCTGATTATGGTGGTTTAAAAGAACTGAAGAATGTACTAGAGAGTCAATTTGATCATACGTTGTTAGTAGCAGAAGATGATCCTGAACTTAATTTCTATCTACAGTTACAGGAAAGAAAGCTAGCTAAGCTAACAATTCTTCCTAAGTTAGGATGTGAAGGTCTTGCTGATCAGCTATACAAGTATGTTAATGGTGTCTACATTCCAGATATGTGGGGGCCAAGTGAATCAGAACGTCTATGGTGCTATAGAGTAGAGGTACGTGAAACCCAAAGCAATATGGCTTTCAGAGAAGGTCATCGCGAATGGAATGAGGACTTGTTTGCATAATGGCTTTCAAACAATTTGCATGGGTGCCTGATGGCACCTACGATTACACTGAATATCTACTTCGTTATGTCATTGTTGATGGTAATCCTAAAACAGTGATATCGAAGCAATGGATTGATGAGGGTGGACCAGAACTGATAGCACCTGAACTCAGACAACCATGGAATACTTTTCCAGACTTCCCTCCTAAACCACCAAAGAAGTTGACTTGACCAAAACTATGTGATACAATCCATTTTTGGAGATTACATTATGGACAACACACACATCAGAGATTGCTTTATCAAAGCTGTTCATGCTTTCAAGAACAAGCCTAAAGTGCTTGGACAAGTATTTCGTGACGCTATGATGTACAAAGATCAAGGTGTATTGTCTGAAACTGACATAAGTATGTTAAGAACTTTGAGCTCTCAGCATCATGCTTTACGTGGTGTTGACTTTTCAAAACAGTTCTAATACAATGCGCTGGTAGCTTAGCGGTCTAAAGCAGCGGACTCATAATCCGTTGATCGGGGGTTCAAATCCCTCTCAGCGCACCATTTTTAAACGGAGTATATTATGAATAAAACATCTTGGGTAATTACTGTTGAAGAAGATCCTGTCTCTGGTGATATGATTCTTCCTTTGAATGATGAGATTCTTGAAGCGATCAACCTTAAAGAAGGTGATCCAATTGAGTGGTTTAATCGTGGTGATGGATCTTGGGAGATTCGCAAGGTAGAGAACCACAAAGAAACTGAATGGGTATTGGTTGAGTGTACTTCAACATACCGTATGCGTTACATGGTTGAGGTGCCAAAAGGCAAGGCTGAATGGGCACTTGATACAGTGACAATGGAAGAAGCTAAAGAATTTAGTCAAGAACATTTAGGTGAACAGATCTTTAGTCACCGTGTTGTGACATATGACGAGGCTCTTGAGATGTGTGATAAAGATAATGATTACTGTAAAACGTGGCCAGATGAAGTTAAAGTTAAGAACTTCTTTACACGTGTAGATGAAGTTAAGGAATCGTTTTGAAAGTTTACATAAGCAATTATCGCGATCATTGGATTAGTCCTTATACTATTCTTGAAAAAGTCTGCTTTTGGGAAAAAGATAAGGATGTATTCTACAATCATACTGATAAACCAAATGCACCGTATGAAAAGTGGATTAATTTTTTGACACCGATCTGCGGTGCTATTTCAAAGTTCTTTGACTTTGTACATCCTAAAATTGATTATGTAAAGATCGATAAGTGGGATACGTGGTCAATGGATTCAACATTGGGTAAGATTGTTCTGCCTATGTTGAAGCAGTTAAAAGCAAATACACACGGTGCCGGATTTGTTGATGATGAAGATGTACCTGAAGAATTCAAGACAACCTCTGCTCCTCCCAAAGTGAATGAATATGATATTGATGATAATCATTTCAAGCGTTGGGAATATGTTATGGGTGAGATGATTTTTGCATTTGAATCCCACCAAGATCACACATGGCAAGATGCATTTCGTTCAGGTGACCATGATATGAAAACTGTAGCATGTGCCTGGGATGATAATGGTAAGGCTACGATGTATCAATGGGTTGAAGGACCAAACAATACATATAAGTGTGACTATGATGGTATGAGAGTTGTCGAAGACCGAATTAAGAATGGATTCCGATTGTTTGGCAAGTACTATCAAAACCTTTGGGATTAATGTTGACATTAGAAGTTGGTCTTGATATAATGAGGTTGTGATTAGTTTACAACCTCTTTTTTTTGAAAGTTATATTATGAAGAAGTATTTTGCGATGACAGCTATTGCATTGGCTGTAGTAGGATGTGCAAGCAATCCTAATAAGATGACAGAGATCAAGGAAGCTCCTAGAAGCGCTACCTCTACGACCATTCCAGAATGGTTTGTCACTGGTCCTGCTCCTGATGGTAAGGATATTATTGTCACAGCAACTGACACATCGCGTGAGATGCAGTTTGCTATTGACAAGGCTACAATGAATGCTCGTGTTGAGTTGGCCAACAGAATAAATATTAGAGTACAGTCTATGGTACGTGAAAGCGTTACTGAAGAGGGTGCTGGTAAGATGAAAGATGTAGAACGAGAAGTGGAACGTGTATCAAAGTTGGTAACGAATCAATCTCTTTCAATGTATACTAGAGATAAATTGCTAGTAGTAAAAGAAGATGACGGATTCCGTGCTTATGTGATGCTAAAGTTGAACGTTGACCAAAGTCGTCGTTTGGTAGATAATACACGTAAGGGCTCTCGTGAACGTGATGACAAGTTCGATGAGCTGGATCAATCAATTAAGAAAGAAAATGCAGAAGGTAAAAAGTCGTAGAAAAGCAAACGCAGTAGCTAAGGATCTTCGGACTCCTAAGTACAGACTGCGTGTTGTTGAATCTAAAATTGCATACGACAGAAAAAAAGTCAAAAAAGTTCTTGAAACTGTTGACCTGTCGTTATAAATAAAGTAAAGTACAATCTGTTTTGTAAGGAATAAAAGAATGCAGAGTATCCATCTATCACCGTCGACGCCCAAGGCCTCTATTGAGGTTGGGTATCGCTTTGCGTCATGGAGTAATGACGTATAGGGGTTCATAGTGTACTTGTATTCTATAACCCCAGTCCTAAACAAACTGGGGTTTTTTTTAGTTGGTCTTTACTGACTAGAAGTAGTTCATTAATAATTTACTGGTTTTTATTGGGGTATAGCATAGTGGTAGTGCTGCGGACTTTGAATCCGTAGGTCCTTGTTCGATTCAAGGTACCCCAGCCATATAAAAACACATTCTCTACTGGGTATGAATAAAATTCTCTGGTGGGTATGAATGTGTTTCTATATGGGGGGTTATCGGGGCTGGGCCCTGCGCTGTCTTGAAAACAGATGGACTTTTAACGAGGTTGGAGTTCGATTCTACCATCCCCCCGCCAACATAAGGAGTTATTATGGAAAGTCTGGTATACCGTTTACGCAAGCGTGCTGAAATACGCAGGCAAATAAAAGATAGAAAGTCTGTTCAGGAAAATAAACCTGATCGGATTGCGGACCTATTAGAAGAGGCTGCAAATAAGATTGAAGAATTGGAGAATGGGCAGGATAGTAATGAGGTTACTGATCCGTGAATCATCAATGTTGACAGTCCAATTTGGATCTACTATAATGTAAGATCACTTTGGAGATGTCGATGAAGATTATTGTTGGAATTGTACTTGCGCTTAGTTCTATATGTTATGCAGCACAAAGACCCAGTGTCCTATTGTATAATTCTACAGACGACAAGCACATATACAATGATAACATAAATGTGACAAGACCAATTGCTAGCATTACTAAGTTAATGACAGCGATGGTAACTTTGGATCACGATAAGAATTTGAGTAGACAGTTAATGTTATCATTAAAAGTAGGTGGTAGTTTACCTAGACAGAAGTACACAAGGCTAGATCTTATCAATGCAATGTTAGTAAGAAGTGACAATGCAGCAGCAGAAACACTTGCTGATGACTATCCAGGTGGTAGGAAAGCGTTTATCAAGGCAATGAATGACCATGCAACACAAATGCAATTGAGTGCTAAGTTTGTAGATCCAACTGGCCTTAGTAAACAAAATACCGGTACTGCTAGCGATGTAGTATCAATGTTTGAGATTGCATCTGGTTACTGGGTAATAAGAGATGCAAGTGTTCAGAAGCAAATAGTAATAGATGCTAAGTTTAAGAAGAAAGTAAGAAAGATTGTTCTTAATAATACTAATAAGCCAATCTTGTTTGAATTTGATAACGTAATAGTTAGCAAGACAGGATTTACTAATTCAGCAGGATGGTGTGTTGGATTAGTGGTAGTCAAAGATGAAAAGAAGTATGTTGTTGTTGTACTCGGAGCAAGAAGTAAACAAAAACGTGCTGATGCGATTGATGAGGTGTTATACAATTATGTTGTTGACACAGAAGTAATAAAGTAGGAAGACGGGCAGGACGGTAATGCAGCGGATTGCTAATCCGTAGACTGATGAAAGTTGGTCATAGGGTTCGACTCCCTAGTCTTCCACCAAAATATATGTCTGCGTGACCCGAAAGGCTAGGGAGCGGATTGCAAATCCGTTATATGTAGGTTCGATTCCTATCGCAGATTCCAGTTAACGTTGGTGAGGATGTAGCAGCTTAGGAAGTGCTCCTCTTTTGAATAGAGGAATAGAATGTTGTCTTTCAAAATCAGCACCAGACAAAGCTGGTATACCTAATTTTTCTGTAGTAATGTCGATGAGATATACGAGTCTTCTTTTTGGAGTTAGGTTGAATGCGCTGTGGATATGTTGATTGTTGAATCCAAATAGGTCACTCCAATCAACTTCGACACCTTCGACTTCAAAGAAAATGTCACCAGGGGGAACAAGAAGGGGAATATGAATACGTAAGGTTCTTCCGTCTCTATTTTCCATTCCTGTGTGTCTTTTTATTAGACTTTTGGATTCAAGAATACTGTACATACTGATGTCGCAATCGCTTCCGTATTTCTTTGTAAGGGCGACAGCTGTAGGATATCTTAGTTGTATTTCATTATTTTCTTCACCGTTGAATGCCATACCGGCATCTTTGTGTAAATATTTTACGACATCAACTTTCCAAGCGGCTTTATTAGAAGTCAATGTACCAACATCGTAAAGAGGACTAGTATTAACTACTCCTTTTTCAAAGTCACCATCAATAAAGTCTGGATGATATTGTAAGAATTCTTCTAGTAGTTTTGGTGCATAAGAAAGTAGATCATCAGCAATGCTGATTTCTTCTTTCAGCCATATTGTTTTTACTTGATCATTCATGTTAGTCCTTAGGATTAATAAAAAAGTTGATTGTGTTGTATATTTATCTCGGTGTAGTATAATGGTAGTACGGCAGCCTCCAAATCTGCTTGCGGGAGTTCGATTCTCTCTACCGAGGCCAAATGCGTGGTTAGTTTAATGGTAAAATAGGACGTTGCCAACGTCTTGTCAAGAGTTCGATTCTCTTACCCCGCACCAATAAAGGATTAAGATGTATAAAGTGAATGAACAAGAATTTAGCACGTTGCCATTTGCGATGGAATATGCTAAGATGCTGAATCAGTTTGTGACAATAGAAGGTCCGGACTGTTCGATTGTAGGTAAGTTCGGAGTTGATAGCGTAGAAGATGGTAAGTGTCCTGACGGGATCGCTTACGATTGGAACAAGGCAAGTAGGATAGGTAGATCAAAACACAAGGAGATTCCAAATGGAAAGTGACAAGAGCGATAAGATAAGGGGGTATAACTTAACGGTAAAGTAGTAGGCTTTTAACCTATTAATCAGAGTTCGATTCTCTGTGCCCCTACCATATAAGAACATATTGCCTTCTGGTAAGTAAGATAAAAATGCTTACAATAAAAGTCCATGCAGTGTGTTCCTATATGGTGATGTAGCTTAGTGGTAAAGCGGCTGTCTCATACGCAGTAGATCGTAGGCTCGAATCCTACCATCACCACCAGATATCGGTCCTTAGTAAAATGAATATTACACAACGCTACGAACGTTGAAGTGGTGGTTTGATTCCATCAGGACCGGCCATTTATGGAGTCGTTAGTTTAGTGGCAAAACCGCGGGTTGTGATTCCGCTGTCACGGGTTCGATTCCCGTACTTCTCCCCAATGCAACCTTAGCTGATGTGGTCATAGCGCTGGTCTGAAGAACCAGTGAAAGAGGTTCGATTCCTCTAGGTTGCACCAAAGTATTTCTGAGTGTATGATAGTGGTAGTCACCGAGGTTTGGAACCTTGTAGTGCAGGTTCGATTCCTGCCACTCAGACCAAGTTTTGTAAGTGTCAGCAAGTAAAATCACGCTACTGTCAATGTTCTTCGAAGGCGTTGTGTAGTAAAAGGTCAATGGGTTCAACTCCCACCCTGCGGGAAACTGCAGGGGTCTGTAATGGTGACTGACTGGACAGAGCCCAAGTGACGTACCTCATGCCGTCCGGACTTGTTTAATCGGATAAATGGTTGCTATAATTGAGGGGCAACTACTTACAAATTCAATATGCCCCCATGGACAAATTGGTAAAGTCGACTCTCTCAAAAGGAGTAGTTCTCTCTGTTCGAATCAGAGTGGGGGCACCAAAGCTCTTGTAGTTAAGTGGTATAACGAATCCATGGTAAGGATTAGTCGACAGTTCGATTCTGTACTTGAGCACCAAATAGCTAGTTGACAATTGGTTGGTCTTTGTATATAATGGGGACAAGAGATAAGAAGGATGATGCCCCGGTCGGCGGTCTGTAAAACCGTTACCTCAAGAGATCGGAAGTCAGGTTCGTGGAGCGTTACCATCATCATCCACCAGATCCCGTTACCATTTTCGTTAATAATGGCGTTTGATTAGCGACAGAGATCCGGTGGCAGAAGACCGTTAGCGTGAGGATGGAAACTACCCTTGCAGACTCTGATAGGCAGAATCCTAACTGCACACAGACATATAGAATAAAATGGATGGACAGAGTAACTGCTCAATTAGGGGCTTGTGTGGAAACAAGTAGCCTATTCTAATAAAAAGGTCTTAATGGAGGAATATCCGGTGCAAGACTTTAAACTAGCACAAATAGTCTCTGAATGTTTGCTGATTTTAACTGCGCCAATAAAATCAGCACGAATTTGGTGCCAAAGTGTTCATGGACGCACACGAGCCTGTCACGCTCGAAGAAGGGGATCGTTACCCCTTGGCACCGCCAGATGTTGTTAGGAGATGAAAATGAATATAAATGATATGGTTGGAAAAGTGTTCACATCGGTGACACAAGATGGTAGTGAGATGGTGTTTGCGAATGCTACTGAAACATTCAGATTTTATCACTATCAAGATTGTTGCGAATCAGTCTACATTGAAAGTATTGTAGGCGAGTTGTCAGATTTAGAAGATGAACCACTTTTGATTGCTGAAGAAGTATCAGGTGAAATACCAGAAGCTAAAGAAGATGAATACATTGATTCTCGTACATGGACATTCTACAAATTTGCTACACGCAAAGGATATGTTGATGTTCGTTGGTTAGGAGAATCAAACGGTTACTATTCTGAATCAGTAGATTTGGAATATGCATCAAAAGAAGAATTGGCCAATTAGCTCAGGGGTAGAGCAACGTCTTGATAAGGCGTGGGTCGGTGGTTCGAGACCACCATTGGCTACCAAAGATAGGGCTGTTAGTATACGGGGTATTATTCCTGCCTTGCACGTAGGAGAAAAGGGTTCGAGTCCCTTACGGTCCACCAATAGGATAAGTATGGATTATGTTATAACATTTACAGCAATGTTCTTTGTTGATATTGTTTTTGCTTACTACTTGAAAGCAGTAGGTAATGATAAAGCAGTGAAGGCTGGTCTTTGGGCATCAATAGTTGTATTGCTCAATGTGGTTGCTGTAATTAGTTACACTGAGAATCATTATATGATTATTCCTGCTGTACTTGGCGCATTTGCTGGTACATACATAGGAGTAAAGCATAATAGAGTTGACTCGCGTTGATTGGTCGCGTATAATGGGAAAAGTAATCAATCACTTGCTCCGGTCGTCTATCGGTTAGGACGCTGCCCTTTCAAGGCGGAAAGAGGGGTTCGACTCCCCTTCGGAGTACCATTTGTTTAGTGTTATCAAGGTATGTTATGGGACGCTATGACTACTCGACAGTAAGGGTGCGACCGACACTGTCTGATATAACTGTTATTCGCTTGTCAGTGCTAGCTACATTGTTGACAAATAGACAGATAACACTAAACAAATAGTAAGGAGTAACGAATGAAAGTTGCATTAGCTAGTGATGTCCATTTAGAGTTTGGACCTATTTCATTAGAGAATACAGAGGGTGCAGATGTCTTGATTCTATCAGGTGACATCTGTGTTGCTAAAGATGTAATGGATAGGGATGTATATGGAATATTTGACAGGTTTGACCGCAATAGCTCAATACATCAGTTCTTTCAAGAATGCTGTCTACGATTTCCACAAGTCGTTTATGTTATGGGAAACCACGAACATTATCACGGTGATTACAATGACACTGTTACAGTTCTCCGTGATCGGCTTGGTTATCTGGCTAATCTTCATATATTAGATAAGCAGATGGTTCAGTTGGGCGGTGTATCATTTATTGGTGGTACATTGTGGACTGATATGAATAAAGAAGACGCGATTACATTGATGCAGATGAAGGGAATGATGAATGACTTTCGTTGTGTGAAAAACAGCAAGAATGTAGTCAACTACAAGATTTTTGATGAGAATAATAATCCTCAATTCAAAACAAGAGCTGCCATGTTTACACCAGAAGATGCTGTTGTAGATCATAGAGCAATGCTTGACTACATTCGTATAATGATTGAAGGTAAGTTCGATCAGAAATTTGTTGTTGTTGGCCATCACTCTCCGAGTAAATTGTCAACCAAACCTCAGTATGAGGATGAAGTAATTATGAATGGGGGATACAGTTCAGACTTGTCTGAATTTATTCTAGACCACCCACAAATCAAATTGTGGACTCATGGCCACACTCATCATAAGTTTGATTATATGATCGGTAGCACGCGTATTGTGTGTAATCCGAGAGGATATATAAATTACGAGCCAGAAGCTGATAACTTCAAACTCCAGTTTATAGAAGTTTAAATTCCCTAATAGCTCAGCGGTAGAGTAGATGACTGTTAATCATTTGGTCCGTGGTTCGATCCCACGTTGGGGAGCCAGTTTAGTTTTGCCCTTCTAGTATATTGGTATTACAGTTGCCTTGTAAGCATCAAAACATAGTTCGATTCTATGGTGGGGCACCAAGTATTTTCTCCGATTGGTGAAATGGTATCACTCTTGGTTTGGGACCAAGGAGCGCAAGTTCGATTCTTGCATCGGAGACCATTTATTATTGCCCCGGTGACGGAATTGGTATACGTGTTGGTCTTAGAAACCAAATTTTAGGAGTTCGAGTCTCCTCTGGGGCACCAAGAGCAGAGGGTAAGTTACATTATCCAGTATGAGTCGCATAGGTAGTGCACTAATCCTATGGGCAAGCAACAGTACTAAGAGGGATGTAACAGGTGAGCAGTGATCTGCTTCATGGGGAGACCTCAAGAATGCCCTCCACCAAATTAAACAAACAAATGAAAGTTCATTATGGATCTTGAAGTTCTTCGTTTTCACGACAATTGTAAACAATTAGTTTCCAAAAGAGAATCGCTTATTGAAAACAGTTCTAATATTGAGACGTTGTGTATTGGATCAAGTCATGGTGATGGAAGTTTTGATCCAAGATATTTTTCAAACTCTTTTAATCTTTGCTTTAGATCTGCAGATATGGAGCATGTTGATTTATTGTATGATAAAGTAATAGATTCTCTTCCTAATGTAAAAAACATTATATTCTTTTACCCAATTTATTTTCCTGGTTGGTGTATACAATATGACATGCATGAAGGTTGGATTAGTTTATATCTAAATGAAATATTTAAACTTAATGTTAAGTATCAAGTCCATGAAG